TTGGGCTACGCCAGTTGTCGCATTCCAGTCCGCGTTGACTTGAGCGGCAGGAATAACCGGCTTGTTCAAGATCATTGAAACGCCAGAAGTCGCATTCCAATCCGCATTAATCTGAGGCGAATTATTTAACGTGGGCTTGTTCAGAATCATCGCTGGCCCAGATGTCGCGTTCCAGTCCGCGTTAACTGGTGAAACGATGGTTGGCTTGTTGAGAATTAAAGCGGGGCCCGAAGTTGCCGCCCAGTCCGCGTTTACCTGACGACCGTTAGACCTTGAACTTTCAATTCTGGGATTCTCCGCAGAGAAAACTGGAAGAGAAAGGAATAAGAATGCGATTAATATTAACTTTTTCATTGATTAAACCCAAAAAAATTGTCTGTTTTCCACTACCCATCGACACAGCTTTGTATCGTGATCTTCGATAGCTTGTTCAATAGTATGAACCTCTTTGTAAGCCTCTTCATAATGCTTGCTGTGATCTACTCTTTCATAAGCCTGATCAAGCGATTGCTCCAGCTGGTTTCTTCCGGTCTTTGCGTATGCGTACATCTCTCTGAGTTCTCTTTCAAATTTTTTGTGAACCTCGGTATCGGAATAAACAACGTGATCGAAACATTTTTCGCGATCTACAAATTCAATGACCGCCTGAATATGGAAATTTACAATCGTATAAGTCAAGTCCTGCCAGCGATGAGAGAATACGCTGTCGCGCATTTCCTTTCTCGGATTACGCAAGCGCCCCTTGATCTCGTACTTCAACTCGCGCAGAGGCATAACAATACGTACACTCCATAAACAAGGAAGTTCGCGGCGCAAAAAATACTGAACTGGATAATTAGACTTATAATATTGAGCATTGTGCTCCCAACCGTCGAAAGAAAGCGCGTAAGGCTCGATGTACCACTTGCAAGGCCACCACCAAACAGTCTTTTCATATTTTTTAGTCAGATGCTCCTCAAAAGAATAGGGTTTCATATTAAAGAAAAAAACGCGCGAGGCTGCTGATTTTTATGCTGAGCCAGATCAAAGGCTTGTAGAAAAATCTGTACCCAACGACTTTTTTGATTTGATAAAATTTAAAATACTTGTTATACCAAGCGTTTCGGATTCTGTCTGCTTCTTTTCGCCAAGCTAAATCGCGCTCCTTGCGAGGAGTATTGTCGGTTTTTTCAAACTCCACAAGTTCAATTTTTTCCAGTTGCCCCTTGTCGTAAGTTGCACAGAACTCAATCATACAATCGTACTTTCCAGCAACATCCATAATATAATTATAAAAATTAACCTTACCGTGAAAATTGGTGTCCTCTTGGTAAGGGTCATTTCTTTCCATATGGCCAAGCCGCGCAAAAATGCTTTTGGCTTTTTTATCGCCCTCAATCCATTTCGTCTCCTTGTACTTTTCCACAAAGAGTCTGCCGTTCTGCATAAAATACAGATCGAGGCAGCAGTTTAGGTCTTTGCTTTGGAACTCTTGAAGCTTTTCCTCTAAACCAAGATCGATCATCTCTTGGGTGATGGGAAGCTTTTCAGCTACCGCGATAGTGTCGAACATGCCCATATTATTTTTTCTTTTTAAGTTTAAATTTGCCGTCTTCTAATTCCGCCCACTCAATATCGTCGCCCTCTTTCCAGCCTAAGCTTTTCAACATCTTTTCAGGAATCTCAATGTATTGGTCGCCGTTGTCAAGCGTTTTTAGGGGCACAATGATATTTTTCTGGTTAAAAATGTTGTCCCAGTTCTCGGAGTACTGGTCGTACTTGACTGAAAATGGACGCGGTTTAGATCCTTTGCCGTTCATACTATGGTATAGTAAGTTGTAGAAGCCTTTTTCTATAAATTTTAGGGATTGGAATAAACGCAGAACTAGTGTAAAATACTAGTAATGTCATATATAAGTTACAACAATATTCTCGGATATGTCTCCTCGGGAGACGAGCAGTCCCTGAATACGGCGACATATAATAGACTTTATGCATTAAATATTAATGCCAGCAACTCTGCAAACATTCAGAGAATCAAAAGAATTGGTGGCGAAGAGGACTACTACAATCAGACTGGTCCAAAATCTGCAACTGTTTCAGCTACAATCGTTCCTGTTACGGGCGCGGGAGGAAATCAGATCACTGGGCTGCTGGCATTGACTGGCGATTTTACGAGCGGATCATACATCCAGATTCCAAGCTATCGTTTCGACAAGTGTTTTCTAAAAAGTTTTGGCGCTGTTTTTGAACCTTGGAGAGTTTGTCAGGTTTCTTTACAGTTTGATTCTTACGGAATGGCAACGGGAGCAGGCATTACCTCTCAAACTCCATCAGAATCATCTGCAAGTTTAATTTCTCCGTTACGCGGAACTTCGATTGCAATCACAAACGCTGGATATTTTTCTGGACCAATTACCGAATACGAAAATATTTCTTTTGAAGTCTCTGTTGATCGCGCAGCTAATTATGAAATTGGCCAAGAGTACCCGACAAAAGTTAGTGTAGCCAGAATCACCAAAACATTGCAGATTAACGGTATTTCAAACCTAAATTGGATCTCTGATTATCAGCCGAATCAGACGATGAATTGTCAGATAACAATGGCTGACAGTAACGTGATTGGTATTACTGGAGTGCTCACAAATCAATCTTTCTCAGTAGATGCAAACGGAGTTGCAAAAACCAACCTCACAGTTGTTGAGGAAATGGTTTAATTTATGGCCAAAAAAGCCTCGAAAAACAAGAAGAATAAACCCGCAGATATCGTAATCCCTCAACTAAATTATGAGTTAAAATTTAAGGAGCGGAAATTTAAATTCAGCGAGAAGCAGCAAGAGTTGCTGAAAATGCTAATGGATGAAAATACTAAAATAGTATTTATTGCTGGACCAGCAGGAACATCAAAAACTTTTATGGCAGTTTATGCTGCCTTAAACCTAATCAAAGAATCGGAAAAGGAGGTAGTTTATGTCAGGACAATCATTGAGAGCGGCGAAAGATCACTCGGCTCTCTGCCCGGAACAATTAACGAGAAGTTCCAGCCCTTCCTCCAGCCATTAGAAGATAAAATACACGAAATTATCGAGGCTACTGACGCCAACAAGCTGAAAGAGGACGGTCGCATTGCGGCTATTCCAGTCAACTTTCTTAGAGGCAGCACCCTTTCTGATAAAATCGTAATTGCGGATGAAGTGCAAAACTTTACCCATAAAGAGATTACAACACTTATCACTAGAATCGGTGAAGGGTCAAAGATCTTCCTTTGTGGTGATTTTATGCAGTCTGATATGCGTGGCCAAAACGGTTTTGAGGATTTCTTTGAGTTGTTTGCCGACGAGGAATCGAGTCAAAATGGCATACTAACATTTAAATTTACGGAAGATGATATAAAAAGAAGCCAAATCCTAAAATTTATTGTAAAGAAGATAGATAGGGCTACTAATGAGCAGAGGCGAAATAAAAATAGCAATCTTAAGTAATTGGGCAAATATCGTAAAGGTGTTTGGTGGTATCGTCATCGCCTCTGCTCTTTTTTATTTAAATGCTACTTACGTGACAAAGAGTGATTTCTCTCCTGTCGCGCAAGAAATAAAGATTCAAGCACAGCAAATTTCATATGTAAACGCCGAGGTAAAAAACATATCTCGGCGTTTGTCTAAGATAGTGGATGATGAAGGAGATCCAGTAAATACTGATAAGATGGTTGAAATTCAGAAGGATATTGCTAAAATATTAATGAGAATGGAAAACCTTAACGAAAAGGTGGACCGTTTGGATAAAAACAAATAAAAATGTCCAAAAGGCTGTTCAGCAGAGTTCCGCAAGAGTGCAGCCACAAAAAACAGTAGAGCCTGCTGACAACGAAGAAATTTCAGAGGATCAGAGCGACATTAATGAGCTTCCTCATTTAGACAAGTTAGATGTAGAAATCTCTATCGAAGGAGGCTTCAGAGCCTTTAGTTTAGAAGAGCTTTCTACTTCGCCAACGACAGCAAGAACACAAAAGTTCAAGCCAATTCGTCGTGACGGCATATCAGACTTGTCTCCTCAGAAATACGGAAGCTCAAAGAATGAGGCGCAAGATTAAGTACGAGGAAAAGCAAGACGTAGTAGATCGGATAATCGAAAAGCACAGATATATGTGGCAGCTAAAGGCTGTTGCGTGGATGGATTTCGAAGATGTGGCGCAAATAATTAGATTTCACATCTCTAAAAAGTGGCATATGTGGAAACAGGATCGGCCTCTTGAGCCTTGGTTGGCTAGAATCGCATCTAATCAAATCAAGAATCTTTTAAGAAACAATTACTCCAATTACGTTCGTCCTTGTTTAAGCTGCAAATACAATCAGGGTAATGAGCCACCCGCCTGCTCTGTTACTCCAAGCGGACTGCAATGCTCAGAATGCCCGCTTTATCGTAAATGGGAAAAGACCAAGAAGAGTGCTTATGATGTTAAGCTTTCTGTTTCCATAGAAGGCCATATAGACAATGTCTATGCAATGAAAGACAGTAGCTTGGACATATTGTCCAGCGCAAATAAGCTACACGAAGAGATGAGGCTTTATCTTGCACCGAAACAGTACAAGGTTTACGCCAGACTCTATATCGATGGAGCAGATGAAGAAAAGGTTGCCGCAGAAATGGGGTACAAGACAAATGAAAAGGGTAAGAAGGCGGGATACAAGCAAATCAAGAATTTAAAGAAGCTTTTTAAGCAGATTGCTTTAAAAATTCTACAAAACGAGGACATCATCACTGGTTATGAATCTAGAAATTAAATTTACCTCAGAGGATGGAGAAAAGATCAAAAAGCTCGCGGCTGAATTTCCTGATTTAAACTTAATTACCAGAAAATTTTTCAACGACGATCAGTTGGACGGTAGAAGTAAACAGGGCATCGCAATCAGGGCTTTCTTAGCCGCAAACAAAATTAATTACAAGACTTCTAAGTACCAGAAGGTTGGAAGTTTACCGCTAACTGATGAGCAAAAAGATTTTATAGAAGGTCAGGCCAAAATGGGGGTGGCGAGTCTTCAGATAGCGGAGTTGGTTTACCCAGATAAGCAAGTAGTACAGTTGAGCACTGAGCACAGAACAGTGATGGAGTATTTACGCTCAATTGGGGATGGGTCAATGCCAGAAAATGAAACGGCGCTAGGCGTCAAATATCAAGTTCCGCGCTCAGTAGAGCGCGTTATAAATAAAATCAATGCGGCAACAGGCGAAAACCTGAATAAAGAAAAGATCAGCCGTCACCACAAGTATTGCATAGATAAACTCGCCATAAACTTATCCAATTCCCGCTTCCAAAAGATCATCAATTGCTACACATCTCAAGAAGACAGAAACATATTTGAGGAGGAGTTTATACGTATGACTTGGGACAAGCCTGATCTCACTGCGGACGAGGTTAATTTGTATATGAATGTTTGCAAAGAAATCATTAACCTCGAAACTACTTCGCGTCACTTGGACAAGCTAAATAAAATGTTTGAAGAGACGCAGGAACAAAATGAAATGAGTATTCGTTTGGCCGAGATTATCAAGGCCAAAAGCGGGGAATATCACCAATGCGAAGGTCGCGTTGAAAGCTTAATTAAAAAGCTGCAAGGTGATAGAGCAGGCAGAATTAACGCAAAACAAAAGGAAAATGCGTCTGTTTTGTCAATTGTGCAAATGTTTCAAGACGAAGAAGAGCGAGCTAATATGGTGAAGATCGCTGAGATGCAAAGGTCTCTGGTTAAAGATGAAGCGCAAAGACTGGAGAGTATGTCGGAATGGAAAGCTCGTATTCTTGGCATATCATTAGATGATGCAGTGTAAAATATGCGACGTTTCTTTTCCTTCTGAGAGAAGCTTACACGCTCACTTAAAGAAGCACAAGGCTTCTTTGGGTGAATACTATACTACTTACCATCCCCGCAAAAATCTTTTGACTGGAACCTTGCTTCCGTTTAAAGACAAAGAGTCGTATTTTGAGAAGGACTTTGAAAATAGAGAGCAGCTTTTGAGGTGGTGCGAGATAGAGTCGCCAGAAAATGTCAAAGCGCAGATCAAAAAGATGCTTGCGTACAGGGTCGAAAGTAAAGATTTAAAATATGCACCGTTTCACTTGGAGTTGGAAACTAGTGAGATGCCAACAATTGATTTGTATAAAAAGCATTTTGGCAGTTACTCTAAAGCCTGCGACGAAATTGGGGCAGAGCCAATGTTTAGAAGGAGTTTGCCAAAAAAGTTTTATGAAGACTTTTCTGAAGTTGAAATCTTTGTAGATACAAGAGAGCAACAGCCGTTGAGTTTCAAAAACGAGAAGCAAGTTAAGCTAGATTTTGGCGATTACACTGCCAGCGGGACCAATTATACAAAAACATTTGTGGACCGCAAGTCAGAGTCTGATTTTAAAGGAACTTTAGTGGGAGATAACCTAGACAGGTTCAAGCGTGAGCTTCAGAGAGCAAAGGAGATGGAGTGTTATCTGTTTATTGTCGTGGAATCCACTTTAGAACGTATAAGTAGTAATAATGACTTTACTCCTCATAAGGCGAATCTTAAATTTATTTACCATAATATGAGATTGCTGCAACACGAATTTGCGGGGTATTGTCAATTTATATTCTCGGGTAATAGAAAGAACAGCGAGGTTCTTATTCCAAAGCTTTTGGCTATTGGCAGTCCTCTTTGGGATGTGGATGTTCAATATTTTTTAGATAAGGATTCTCTATGGCTTGGATCGAAGGAAACCAAAAAAGAAAAAGCACCTTCAGCAAGGTAAACGAAGAGATCCTTAAACACAAGGGATTTCTGGAAGAGCGGGACGCTAAAATCCTGCTCTATAAATTTTTGCGTAGTAATATATCGTTTTCTTCTGAAATGATATGCGGTGTTAAGCTTTTCCCGTTCCAGCATCTCGCAATCAAGACGATGTTTGAGACCGACTACTCGATGATGGTTTGGAGTCGTGGCCTTTCCAAGAGTTTTACTTGTGCAGTTTTTGCATCCTTGGACGCCATCTTGAATCAGGGGGTTCATATTGGCATTGTCAGTAAAACATTTCGTCAGGCAAAAATGATTTTCCGTAAGATTGAAGAGATCTCTGAAAAGCCAAATGCGGCATTTTTAAAACAATGCATTACAAAGGTCTCTAAAAGCTCGGACGAGTGGACGATGGAAATAGGGCGTAGTAAAATTACTTGTCTGCCGCTTGGCGATGGTGAAAAGCTTCGTGGCTTCCGCTTTCATAGAATGATGATCGACGAGTTCTTGTTGATGCCAGAAAGAATTTTTAATGAAGTTATTATTCCCTTCCTTTCGGTTGTGCAAAACCCAACTGAGAGAAAGCAAGTATATGACTTGGAAACTGAACTAATCAAACGCGGCGATATGAAGGAGGCGGATCGCTTTCGTTGGCCTAATAATAAAATTATCGTGCTTTCGTCAGCCTCTTATCAGTTTGAATATATGTACAAGCTTTATAAGCAGTACGAGTCATTGATTAATTATCCAGAAAAAGACGGCAAGGGCGGATCGACGAGAGCTATATTGCATTTTTCTTACGATGTTGCTCCGCAAGGTTTGTACGACGAGAGTCTTTTGACTCAAGCAAAATCTACGATGTCTGAATCGCAGTTTATGCGAGAGTTCGGCTCTAGATTTATGGATGATTCTTCTGGCTACTTTAAGCTAAGCAAGATGCACGAATGCACCATAAAAGCTGGCGAAGGTCAAAGCATAGAGGTGGCTGGAGAAAAAACCGCTGAATACATTCTTAGTTTTGACCCTTCTTGGGCAGAAAATGAGTCTTCTGACGATTTTGCGATGAATGTCATAAAGTTGGATAAAGCAAATAAGAGAGGCGTTCTTGTTCATAACTATGCAGTTTCTGGCGCAAATCTGAAAAAGCATATCGAATATCTGCATTATTTAATGACCAGCTTCAATATCGTAGCGATGTGCGGCGACTACAATGGCGGTGTCCAATTTATTAATGCTGCAAATGAAAGTGAGTTATTCAAAAACGCAAAAATCGAAGTAAAGATGTTTGAGGCGGATTTTGATTCCCCAGAGAGCTATCAAACAGAACTCAGGAAGGCAAGATCAGCGTATAGCTTAGAACAGAGGCGTATTTGTTATTTACGAGTTCCGACTAGCACTTGGATAAGATATGGTAACGAACTATTGCAGTCTAACTTTGATCATAGAAAAATTTTATTCGCTGCTGAAGCGGTCAATGATGATTTTACTACCCAAAAGGGTAAAACAATTCCTATCAAGAACTTAAAGTTTGTAAGAGATCAAGAAGATACTCAAAGCATTGAGGCAAAGATGGTAGATTTTGTAGACCATCAAGCAGATATGATCGAATTGGTGAAAGCTCAGTGTTCGTTAATTATTCCGACAACAACTGCAAACGGCCATCAAAGCTTTGACTTGCCGCCAGAACTAAAGCGTCAAAGTGGCGCAGAGAAAACGAGAAAAGACTCTTATTCCTGTCTTGTCTTGGGCAACTGGATGACAAAAGTCTACTTTGATATGATGGAATGTCAGATGCAATCAGTATCTTCTACTTTCACGCCGTTTTTCGCTCGATAAATAAAAGCAAAACAAAGTACTTTTGGACTTTTGCGTGTAACTTTTAATATAAAGAACTACCAAAATGGCCCGCTCTTATATCAAAAAATCTGAATATTGGAATAGGAACAAAAAGCCAGAGGTTCTGGCCCAGCCTCCTGTAGAGCCAAAGTTAGTAGGCGGCTCTTACTTTAACGAGGTCTCTCAGGCTTCCAGAACAGTTTCTAATTCCTCTTCCACTAAGAGCAGAATGCCTGCGAATGGTACAGATTCTAACATTCGCAGATATGCGTTGTTAAGCCAAGGCTTGCTCCCTTTTGATTTTTCTAAAGACGGCGTAGATGTAAGAGACGCTATTCTTCTTTGTCAAAAAGCTTACGCAAATGTCGCAATTGTCAGAAACACAATCGATATTGCGACCGAGTTTGCTAATACAGACATCTATTTAGAGGGTGGCACCGAAAGAAGCAGAGAATTTTTCAGCAAATGGTTTAAGAAGATCAAGCTGTGGAAGATGAAAGATCAGTACTTCCGCGAGTATTATCGTAGCGGAAATATTTTCTATTACCGTATAGACGGAAAGTTTAACGCTGAAGATTTCAAACTTCTTTCTGGTCTTAGTGAGAATGGTATCGTTAACAATCGTGTTCCACTTCGCTATATTTTGATCAATCCTTACGAAATCGTTGCGAAGATTTCGAGTTCGTTTGCAGAGGCTGTTTACGAGAAGGTGCTTTCCGAGTACGAGCTTGAGAGACTGAAGAATCCAAAAGACGATGCTGATGTAGAGCTTCTTAAAGGTTTCCCTCCAGAGGTTCAAGAGCAGATCAAGAGTAAGCAATACTTTAGAGACGGTCTAAAGATGAAGCTCGATCCTCAATATTTGCTCTATTCATTTTATAAAAAGCAGGATTACGAGCCATTCGCAATTCCTTTCGCTTATCCTGTTTTAGAGGACGTAAACGCCAAGATCGAACTCAAGCACATCGATCAGGCTATCTCACGCACAGTTGAGAACGTTATTCTTTTGATCACAATGGGCGCAGAGCCAGACAAGGGCGGTGTTAATCCCGCTAATATGACCGCGATGCAAAACCTTTTTATGAACGAAAGCGTTGGTCGCGTTCTAGTTTCTGACTACACAACCAAGGCAGACTTCGTAATTCCTGACTTAAAGAAAGTAGTTGGCGAGGAAAAGTACAAGATCTTAAATCAAGATATTAAAGAAGGATTGATGAACGTATTGCTTGGAGAGGAAAAGTATAACGGACAAAACGCAAAGATTAGTTTCTTTATGGAGCGTTTGAAAGAGGCTAGAAACTCTTTCCTTAACGACATTATCCAGCCAGAGATTATCCGCATCTCAAAAGATCTCGGGTTCAGGGCTTATCCTACGGCCAAATTTACTGAGATCGATTTGAAGGACGAGACCCAGTATATGAGAACGATCTCTCGTTTGATGGAGCTTTCTATTCTTACTCCAGAGCAAGGTATCGAGGCTATTCAAACTGGCAAACTCCCAGACGCGCGCGCGCTCGCGCCCGCGCAGGAGCAGTATATCTCCGAGAGAGAGAAGGGTTACTATAACCCAATTGTTGGCGGCGTTCCTGTAGTACCGCCCGCTGTTCCCTCTGCTCCAACCGGAGCCCCAACCAATAGCACTTCTGGTAGACCTCTTGGCACTCCTAACCAAGCTTCGCGCAAAGATATTCAGGCTGTTGTTTATGAAGTCGATGCTTTTATGAAAGCTTCCGAAGACTTTGTTGCTGACAAGTTTAAAGTCAAGAAGCTTTCAAAGCAGCAGAAGCAGAATGTTGTAGAGTTGTGCAAGAAGGTCGTGGCATCATCTGACAGGGAGAATTGGGTGTCTACTCTACAAAAGTGTATGGCTAACCTTGATGAAATCGAGAAACTGAAGCCTCTGCCACAAGTTTCACAGACTGCTGATGAATTTTTATTAGAAGAATATTCTGCGGCAATTTTTTATCATTCTGCTGTAAAGTAATATATGTCTTTCAAATACAAAACAAGATTAGACGGCATCTCATTCGCCTGTCATAAACTTGGGGACACAGATTTTCCGCTGATTTCAAAAGCTTCGCTCGACGAATTAAAAAAACTTTCGCCAAATATTGATATAGAAAACAACCCAGATTTGCTGGGCGTTTCGTTCAATCTTGCTGTTCCAAATATGATTAACAATAACGGCGATGGTATTTCTGGCGCCACTGCTTCTAAGATCGCCAAAAGATTCCTGCATAAATATCTAAACATTGAGCATAACAAGAAGCGAGTTGTTGGGCACATCACGAATTATTCATTTAATAATTTTCAGACAAACGAGTTTATGAGCGACGATGACGCCGCTCGCACTCTTGATCCAGTTTATCTTTCTGTCGCAGGCGTTATCTACAGAACTGTAGACAAGTCGTTCACTTCCTTAATGTTGCGCAACTCTGATAAGAATGATAAGTTCAATAATGCAATTTCAGCAAGCTGGGAAATTGGTTTTAGCAGCTATTACTTAGCTATTGGAAGCCAGTCACTCAAAGAAGCAGAGATTGTCACAGATGCAGCGCAAGTTCAGGAACTTTCTCAGTTTTTAAAAGCAAAGGGCGGCAGCGGCAAGATGAAAGATGGCACTCCAATTTATC